TGTCACGCTTTGTGCGATCGATGGTGTCTGATTCTGCCGAATCAATCCCGAAAGAGGACGAGGGTGTTGGCCTCTCTGGTTTCCTGACTAGTGGCAACCTGGGTGGCTTCCTTGCGGAAGCCCCCCAGACCACTGGTCAACCAGAGGTTAAAGGCCCAACTCTCCCAAACCCCCTGACGGGATTGTTAGAGACTGGCAGTCTCAGTTGCTTTCTCCGTACGAAACGCGACATGCCCCCCTCCAAGCCTGCACCACATGAAAATGTGGGCGACTTGGAGGATCGCGCTTCTGGAGACCCGGATGGCCGTAAGGCGTCCGTGGATTCTGGGAGTAGGAAAGGACTGAAGGGTTGGTCCAAGGTGGCCGCTGCCGTGGCCCGCCTCCGAAGCGTTTTGAACGCTTGGGACGCGGGGGTTGCAGCCGTCCTTGGAACGAACCTCCAGAATAAGGCAATACCGAAGGACGTGAGATTCTGGTACTCTCACGTCCGGGCAAAACTCGCGAAGATTGCCACCACCCAGGGGATCGAAGTCGCCGTCGTGCTGTTAAAAGAGTTCGCTGCAGATTGCAGGCGAGCTTGGATAACGAACACGGCGGTGACCCACTTCCTCTGGAAGGCGGCTCCTAAACGCCTAACTCGCTCCGCCTCGGCTCACGGCCAGCTCTCCTTCCTCGGAAGGGCTTTGCCTGAGGGCTCAGCACGGCAGATCCAGAAGGCACTTTCAAATCACTTTCGTGACTTGACGAGTACCTTCCGGACTCTGCCGACACACTTGGACTCAGTCCAAGAGTGGGTGCGGAATTGGGCGATCCGTCATCTTCCCCCAGACCCCAAACCTTCGACTACCATTGGTGTGAATCTTAGTATTTCATCAACCTTGTCGAAGACTCGGAGAAAGGGAGGGATGACGGCGGATCTTCGCGAGCTACTGGAAAAGTCACCCGTGACGGACGCTCCCCCGCCAGACAACTGCCCACACTCTGTGTGGTCAGCCGTCATGACGGAGGTTCGTCTCGTCGCAGGCGCCCTGCAGGAGCTTCCTGACAGGAACCCACGAGGGAAGGTGGCGGTCATAGCTGAACGCGGTAACAAAGCCAGGGTTGTCACAGTAATGGAGCGTGATGCTCTAGTGCTGGGACACCTGGCCCGCAAGCGGCTGATGATCGGCCTTCGTAAGTGGAATCTTGTCAGTACGGCTCTTAAGGGGAATACCCGTGGTGTCGTGAAGGAACTTGAGGGTTCCACGGGCGACGTCATCTCCTCTGATCTCCGCGCTGCCTCTGATCTCATACCACTAGACATCTCTGATGCTATGGTACGGGGTCTTCGGCTCTCTGGTCGGTTAACCGACGTAGAGTTGCGGGGATTGGAGCGATGTGTCGGCCCGCAGGACCTCGAGTGGAAGGACCTCCACGGTGAGGGTTCAGGAGTGACCACTGCGACTACAAGTCGCGGCTTGTTGATGGGTTTACCCACAACTTGGTCCCTCCTCAACCTTTACCATGGTTGGTGTTGGGAAGCCGCATTAGCGACAGACCCTCTACCACCCTTCCCCAAGGCTCCTAAGCCGATTAGGTCGAAGTCCCGAATTTTCGGGGACGACCTGATCGGCGTCACGACACCGAGCGGAAAGCACGCGTACGAGAGACGATTAATCGAATCTGGTGCGGAGCTCTCCGCGGGTAAGCACTTTTCCAGTCCCAACCGCGGTGTGTTCCTGGAGTGTCTTTGGGAGTTTCGGGGCGATAGCCGACGGATTTCGGATGGGATTCCCATCTACCGTCAGCTGTCGCAGAAGGATCGGAAGCACAAGCGTGTTCGTGTTAATGTTAACGAGATCACGCTCCGACATTGGAAACATATCTTTTCTCTGCCATTTATCCCTCTAAAGGGGTTAGTGACCGGAGAACCTTCGATGGTCGCCAATCGGGAGACACTTTCAAGTGCCCCCGACTGGTGGACCGCCGGAGTCGTGGAGACATCCTACGTTCGCGCAGGACATGACCCAAAGACTGTTTCCGCCGTCGCCCGGACGCTACGCCCTCGTTTACCAAACGAGCTAGCGCGTCTGGGCATTCCTCCTTTCCTTCCACGGGAACTTGGCGGAGCTGGTCTCGTTACCACCTCCAACAAGCTCTCCGCCCCGAGTAAACACCGGAAAGCTCTGGCCTCCTTCTTATACGGCGTAGGGGCCCATGTGGGCCCCTCGACGTACGAGAGGGTCTGGTCAGACTCTGTGCCATCACCTTATCGCAAGATGGCTGCAGAGGATTTTGATAAAAGCTTGCGAGTCCAGAAGAACGTGAAGATCCTGGGCCCCGATGACGAGATTGAGGACGGCTGGACCTTCATTGGTGACCCTGAGGAAGTACGCGAAAGCGTAATCCTCAGGAACGGGAAGTTGCTGCAACTTTCCGAACCCAGTGAAGGTGTGACCGTCCAATATCCCCCGATGCATGTACTTGCATCGAGATTGTCAAAGGTGACCGAGGGACTTCTGTCCCGCTGGAAATCCGCAGAGCCTTTATCTAAGCCGCTTTCCGAAGTAACTCTCCGTTGGAGAACCCTCCGCGAGCCACTAAGATTAGTGGCCCGGAGAGAGATCCCCGACGTTGACACCCCAGTACCCATCTACAAGGACTGGTTTATGTTCGAAAGTATCGTCGCAATGACGCACTTCCGGATTAACCCATTACTCGTAGAGCGGTCGGATTTGCCTTACCTTTCTACCTGGAAGCGGCTTGCAACCGCTTCCGTGCAGAGCGTCAGTGAGAACTGACGAACTGCCACCTAGGC